GACGGCTGATCATACCAATCAACCACAGTCGCAACCGACCGTCCACAACGAGGGCAATTAACCATAGAAACCTCCGTGCGAGAGATTTACCAACGACATTCACAATCACAAAGATCACAGCCTTCACATTCTCGATGACGACCACGTGAACACTCATAACACTTCATAAAAAAATTATACCTCAACTTTTAAAAAAAGTCAAGACCAAAATTAAGACCGACACCTTACGGTGTCAGTCAGCACCATTACAACGAGAAGGTAATGGTGCTCCCCCCCGAACCCCCCCGGACAAGCCGGGTGGGCAACCACAATTAGAACACCCTTCAAACGAAGGAGGATGGGCCCAGAGGCTCAAAAAAACACCGCCGGGGAGGGTAACCCCAACCCGGCGGCACTACAACAACACAATAATCCGACAACAACCGCCAGAGGCGGTTACGCCTTCGGCGGAGCCTCAGGCGTAGCAGGAGGCTTAACCCTAGAAGCCTCCAATAAGCCGAGTTCCACAGCCTCGGCACGATTAGAATCGTCAAGAACAAAATCAACCAATTGACCAGGGTCATTGTTGAAACGATCTCGAACCTTCGCAGGTAAATTAGCAAATGCAGCATCGGCTTCACGGACAATACGCAACGCAGTTGCATAATCAGGAACTTCGGACACGTCGCCATAGATCGGCTCTTTACCATTAACATTTAAAACGCCGCCATTGGCGTAACGCGCCAGAATCTGATTAACGTCCGTTTCATCCGCCATCGCCTGACGAGTAAGCGAAGGGTCCTTACAATACAAACGATCATCAATAGAAGACATAATTACCTCCGAGGAATACCAGTTTGAGCAGGTTCAGAAAACCATGCCTTAATCCTATCAGCGAGACGCTCAGCAGCAGAATCAGTATTATCACTCTTTTTTTTACTCTTCAAAAACCCATCTGACGGTTTCCAATGTTTCGGAGAAACATAAGGAACCCAGGAATTAATGAAGTTCGGGATTTGATTCCGCAATTTTATATAGGGAAGCCCCTCAAGCATAACAGCCGCATCCGCATTATTTTTATTTTCGACGGATTTAGCCGTTGCAATTTCTTGTTTCATACGGTCCGCTTCCAGTTTCATTCGCGTTATTTCCTTAGCAGAAGAAGCAATTGCTTGCATAGGACTTTCTTGCGTATCACCCATAGCTCCAGTAGGCGTGGAAGCACCACCTTGTTGATAAGCTAAGGCCGGATTTAAACCAGCTTGACGCATATCAGCAATCGCCCGTTGGTACGCTGAATTAGACATCTGCTCCTCCCAAGACCTTTGATCTTGGGCCATCTGATTAGCAACTTTATTTTGATCACGCTGAGCAGCGTATCCTGTAACCGAAGAAACAATCGGCCCAATTACAGGAATTTTATCAACAAGACCCTTTAAAGAAAATGCCATTAGAAATGATCCATATAACCAGGAACTCCAAAGACAGGCATAGGCCGCGTGGCCTTGTACTTAATATACCCATCCAAGAAGAAATCCGGCTCAGTATTAACAGCCTTCACACGAGACATCGGAGGCGTCTCCTCAATGAAGGTCTGATTCAACGTCGGCAACGAACCAAAGTTCTGCGCCAAATGCCAGACCTCAAGCGTCCCTGCCGCCGTGGACCGAAACTTACCAGTAATCAAAGACGGAAAATAACGCATTTCGGCGAAACGCTCTTGATAACCAAAAGCCTGATCATCCGCGGCGTTCCCTTGAGCGTAAATTTCCTTATTCAAAACCGCCTGCTCGCCAAGATGAGCCAATTCCGGCCAATACTGTTCCGTTTTGGTCCGCAAAAACCAATCACGCCGCATACCCTGCTGATAAGTGAGGTCAGCGCGAACCGAAAGAATACCCATAACAATACAATGCTCAGTAAAAGACTTCGTAAAACCATTCCCTAACGCTGACACGGTAGCAAACGCCGCCAAGTTACCTTGATCGGTCGTAGTACCAGTCGCCGGCTTAGGAGAAGTTTGAGCTATAGGATGAACGTTAACAAACGAAGTACCACCGCCGAGATACTCGGCACGCTGAAGACGAGCATCAGGAGAAGAAACCGAAAAATGACTACGAACAATTTCAGTGTAACGAGTCCCACCACGAGCGTCCCGCTCGTGGAGCTTTTGAATCTGGATAGCAGTACGGAGAGCATTGACAGTAGCCGCGGTGGCGTTAGTCAGGTCAGCATAAAGGTTCGACGGATACAACGCCGTGCCGGAAGTAACGCCGGCACCCGTCGAGTAGTAAGTCTCACGTTCCTTACCCGACCCGCCAGTGGTAATATATTTATTGGCGCCCGGAATGGCGCCGGCGCCACTTTGTAAATAACGGACGGGCTCTTGAGCACCCGTAAAAATATCGGTCGTGCTCGTTTTCACAGTAGCAGAAGCACCCAGAGGGAGGGTAACAGCAGTCCCCTTCTGAGGCCAAGGCAAACACGAAGTAAAGTAATCATGACGTTTACCACGCTTACGCAAGGCATAATTGGAATAGGTATCAGGCCCATCGCCAGTATCCACCGTCACAGAATTGATCAAGTTTTCGTCGCGATACCATTGATTTACAATTAACTGATACGCGCGAAAAGGCAAAGAAATAAAAGACAAAGAATTAGCAATTCCCGTCGGAAGACCAAGATAATCAGCCAACGAACCAACAGCAATAGACGTAGCAGAAGTGATCGGAATCAAGTAATCAACAGAATCACCCGGATTCACTTGCTCACCGAAAAATTTAAAAGAATTCGCCCAAATCAAACGCCAAGGAACGGCGAACCAGTGAACATCCATAAAAATATTATCCATAATAGGCTTATTTAAAGCCGAAGACAGCCGCGCAAACAAATTAGCGTTAATCGAGAACGTATCACCGGGATAAGCCTTATCCCAGAAAAACGGAATCAAGTAACCAGCATCAAAAGTCGTCTTATATGCATGGGACCGATCAAAAGTAGACCGAGGAACAGAAACCGAAGGAACACGACTAAAAGAGTGATTCATCACAGACTTACCCATTGAAACCTCCAATAGTTAAAATTGTCGCGGTTTTTTTAACGAGGACCGCGAACCCCGGCACGTCAACCCTGCCGCGACTAACGGACCCCTACAGGTCCAGAACCATTTGGAGAAGCCACAACCCCAGAAACAGCCTCAACAAGAGAAGCACCATTAACCAGATTTTTGGGTAGATGGGAATGAATTTCTCCAGATTCATCATCAAACGTTCCCAATTTATAAAGATCAAAATCACCAGGATATTTCCCAATGATCGACTTCGAATCATTCACAGCTTCCGAAAAAGAACGACGGGCAATACCTTCAGCATTAAAAAAAAGCGGTTGCATAAACGCTTCCGCTTTCGTATCGCGCACAGAGTAAATACCAATTTTCATAATTCCTCCTCATGACGTTTGAGTTGAGAAACACGAGACTCGGTAATGATTTCCTTATCCCGCAATCGCACACTATCATTATCCGCAGCGTGTGTCAAGGCCTTTTTTTCCCGACGAGCCTTGACCTGTTTCATCCGGCGCGGATCCTCCTTTTCCAACAAATAATCGTAATACCTCGGGGGCTTTACTTCAATACCCCGAGAGATGATAGAATCTCCGCTATAAGTTTCGTCTTTATAGCGATCGTACCACCCACGCCCAATCCCAGGCCGACGAGAGCATGTAGTATATTCTGGACTTTTTCCTTCATAATGAAGCTCTTGAGACTCATGGACAACTCCTTTACCGTCGACGACGGTTTCTTTATTCGTAACCTTCTTCATCACATACCGCGCCACATAGGCCGCGGTTTCAAAATTAACCTCTCCAATAACACACTTCCCTTTTCCCCAAATCCTCGTCAGAGTCGGAGACTCATAAAGAGGGAAGCCACGATGAACAGCAGATAAAACGCGATCTCCGAAATTAAAATTAAATAAAAGAGCGTGGTAATGTGGCCGCCCAAGACCTTCAACAAACGAGCCACAACCCACACGACGACACAGCTTAAAAGACAACCCACAGCCTTTGCAAGAACTACCATATTCTCCACAGTGAAAATACCGAATCCTTTCGGACGAGAACTCTTTTCGAAGCCGCTTCATGAACAACTGAAAATCCCTTTTGTCAAGGGATTTATTCCCGGGCAAGTGCTCATCCGAATAAGTCAGCGTTAAAAAACAATTCTCCTTATATATGGACGCCTCATTAACACATCGGATAGCCCACTGACGCGACTTCTCCAAACGACATCCGATACAACGTCCGCATGGAAGGGAAAGGGAACCCCCCTTAAATCCAGGGTCTCCGGAAGAACCCTTCCACACAATGGATTGCTTCCCATTGGGGCCAACAGGACCCCTCCACGCGTGCAATGGCGAGAAACAAGCCACATTAGAGACGAATACCGCCACGCATTACATAAGAACTCGTAAAGTTCTTAACGTGAGCGTGGGCATTACCGGCCGTCTTCCGAAAATATTTCTTGGACGAACTTTTAGACATTTTGTGTCTTTTCATAATCTCTCCTTTCGACAACAGCAACAGATTTTAAACACCACAAAGGCCTCGTATCATTATCATCAACTTCGCCACCGTTGGATTTCCACCAACCAATAGGATAAAGATGAGGCGCATACCTACGAACACCCGGACGCCGTCTCATTCCGGACGGCTGATCATACCAATCAACCACAGTCGCAACCGACCGTCCACAACGAGGGCAATTAACCATAGAAACCTCCGTGCGAGAGATTTACCAACGACATTCACAATCACAAAGATCACAGCCT